CACGACCTGAATACCTTAGCCAGGGAAAGGGAACAATCAGCTTATTTTCAACGGCCGGGGATGAGGAAATCACACAGTTGTTATGTGGCGTTGGCAGAGTAGTGTAGCATAACAACTAGGATCTATGTGGTAGATGTCCAACGCTAAGCATAGTTCCGCACCGCCATCACTAGGGCGGTATATAAATACGTCAAAACCCTAGCCATGGAGTGATGCCATGGCCGTGTCTACGGAGCAGCTGACGTAATCAGCAGCCAACCATGATTAGGGATGACACCCCCTTGGTTTGAGGCAACCGCTCCTCACGACAATTGCGGCTTGTTCCCCGAGACTGATAATCTCGGGTCGGTTAGAGTCCGGTTACCAGGGAAACCAGCCTTGGTAATAAGGAACAGGGTGAGACAGTGGTGGATTGACAGTCCACCGTCTCTAGGACTGCCAGGCTTCGTATGGCCTGCTGGACCCAACAACCTTCTGTGTGCAGATTGTGCGGTGACGCACGCGTTTCTGCCAGAGGCTCTGTTGTGTGTCGGCTGCCAGGTAGCCAGGTGGAAGTCCGGAGAAGCTGTCGGAGCCACACGCGTATCTCGCGTGAGTTCCAGAGTGAATGTGGGGTCCTTCACTCTCGCAAGAGAGGTCTTGAAGGATCATGTGTCTAGACGGTGCTTGGGGTCGTTACCCGAGGATCGAGCACACCCCTTCGCTGAGGACGGGCGACTGTCCTTTGTCGAAACGGGTTATAAGCGCAGACACATCAGGGACGGTTTTCTCCCCCGACCCTGCGCACCACTCACTGGTGATGTGATTGCTGAACCCTTGCAATCACTGAATTCCCCGTGGCCGACCACACACAAGTCAAGTGTGTGTGAACCTGCGGGGGCCCGGAGCGCCCTTGACAAGGTGCTCGGAGGTAAAAAGGGTCCACCCACAAGGAGGATGGGTGAGGCACCGGCTGGTGCCAGGCTGAGGCAACGCGCGGCCTGGGTTCTCTCTCTGAACCCAGACAAACAATCGCGGGAGTTGGGAGCGCTCTTGAAAGGACGGTGGACACCAGACCTCTCCAAAGAGTTTGCGCACCCGATGAACGCGTTGTTTGTAGCATCGCGCGGCGGCTCGGTGAAGTTCCTGGGCGGGGGAACAGTCATTAAACCCCAAGGTGAGGGCGAGGAGAGGACAGTCAGGGTACTGACGTACGTAAATGCGGTGTTTGAGGGCACCTGTTTCCGTCTTTACCCAGAGCTCCTCGCCCGTTTGGCGGCTTACGCCACTTTCAAACGCAGAGAACCACGCCTTCTGTCGGCACTTGGTACTCGCGCTTTGGAGTGGCTTAAACGCGAAGGATTTTCCATGGAGGAAGCGGAGGAAACTCTTGCTCCCACCGTGGCGTTGTCTTGGCTCCCGTCGTCTCGGGAGTCTCTAGGCATAAAAATCCTTCAGAGCGCCAGCACCACGGGGGCCCTGCCTGAGACGAACGGATGGTGGAGCGCCAAAGATTAGGCCAGCCAGGTGTGTCTCAGAGGCGTCTGCAAGGGAGCTCCTCAACTCCCTTTGCGTGACGGCGCCTTCCTTGAGCTGAAAGCACCACTTGGCTGCGACCCTTATCAGAGGCGCAAAATGTACACAGCATGCAACCTAGG